CAGTACCCAAACTTCCAGACACGACACCATCATCTCCAACTTCTCTAATGTAGCGAACTCGGTCGCCTTTCTTAAATTTTGCCATTTTGTTTTTCATTTCTCTTTGGTGTTAAAGGTTTCTATTTTACACTTTGTGGCTCATTTACTTTACACTTTGAGCCGTATTTGTTTCTTTATTGACCCATTAAAAAGGTTTGGGGGGAACATAGCACCAACCAACTCATCAAGAGCGTTCCCCCCTCCCCTTATTGTGCTATTTGTCGGTCAAGCCATCTGCGGTACATATTCGCTGCAACCGCAATGCGTTGTGGGTAGAATGGATAATCCTTGCGTAAACGAGCAAGAGCAATCCGCATAAACTGGTCTTTCATTCTAAAGTTCCTTGAATAGTGTACGAGTCCAAATCATTGTGTAAGACAAAGAAGTCTTTGTAGTCTTTCAGAGCCTCTTTCACCTTCTTGTATCCCTTGTTGATGAATGAGTCTGCAACATCAAAGACACCGATGTCCAATGACCCTTTGTCAATGGCTATGAATTTGAAGTTGTCTATTGGTACATTAAAGAGTTGTGTGTAGATGAAGGCTTGGATATCGTATCCGTATTTCTCGGCACTCCATTGGAAAGCTCTTACATCTTGGGTTGTTTTTAGATCAGCAACATATTTGTACTTGGGGTCGTATATGTCGGCTTTTGCTCTAAAGGCGAACCCTTCTAACATTTGGATTGCGGGTACTTCAAACTCGCAGCCTCCAATCATCGTAAGTACATACTCATTGCGGAGGGCTGCATCTACAATTCGCATATTCTCATCATACTCCTTTGCCGTGAGGACTATTTTATTGCTTTTCGCCTTTCCTTCTTTGTAGGCTTTTGCTACACGGCTTTGGACATCTACGATATGGAAGCGGTCATCAAAGAGATGAGGCTCAAGAATCATCGTGTGGATGAATGTTCCTATCTGAAGAGCAGAGGAGTTCTGCTCTTGTCCGTAGGTGGTGATGAACTTGTAATGCTTGGGGCTTTTGGTTAGTAGCTTGATGTTACTGGAGGACATCGCATTCTTTCCCAAGTATCCATAGTAGAACTCGTCATCGGTCATTTTGGCAAGGAGAGCATCTTTCTCCCAAGTATCGCCATTGAGTAGTGTGATCATTTGAATAGGGGTTTGCATTGTTCTGCTACGGCTTGTACAACATCTACTGTTACTGCGTTTCCGCATTGTTTGTAGCGTTGTGTGTTGCTCATTGGCTTTACCTGTCCATCGTAGTTGCCAAAGGCGGTGTGGTTGTCAGGGAAGCCTTGCAGTCTTTCGCATTCAATAGGGGTTAATCTACGGATGCGATAGTTGTTTTTAATAATCAAATCACTCTTGCCTTGATTAAGTGCGGGGACAATACCTTCTGCATCATACACTCGGTCTTGCTGATAGGGTTGAGTTCCTCCGTTAGAGTCAAGTTTAGTTCCTATTTGCTTGACTTTGACTAATTGCATTCCAGCGTGTCCCTCTTGTCCTCTTGCAGTAAGGCACTTTGTAATGGCTTTTCTTGAGCATTCCAATTCGCTATTTGATTGATTGCCTTCTCCGATAGGAAATACTCCTCGCCAATTTCGCTTGGTGGTTGTAGAATATCCGACAAGGTATATCCGTTCTCTATTTTGGGGTAGAAACCACGATGTATTAAGCAATTGCCATTCAAGTCTATAACCCCCAATGTTGGTAAACGCTTGGAGGATTGCCGCAAAATCTTCGCCGTTGTTTGAGGAGAATGTTCCTTTAACATTTTCCCAGATAAATACTCTTGGTCTGCATTCCCCAATGAGGCGAATTGCTTCAAGGACAAGGCTTGATCTGTCTCCCTCCATTCCTTTACGTTTTCCAGCAAGGCTGAAATCTTGGCAAGGACTTCCAAAGGTGATAAGATCAATTCGTGGGAGGTCTGCACCCCGAACATTTGTAACTGAACCGACATAAGTTGAATTTTTAAATTGATGTTTGTAGACCGCAATCGCGTGCTTGTCTATTTCCGAAAAGAAGGAGGTCACCTTGTACCCCGCTTTTTCAAAGCCAAGATGAAAGCCACCTATCCCACTAAATAAATCTAATTGAGTAATCTTCATTCGTGATAGTCTTCGTAGTTGCAATCAAGGCAAATACCATTATGGTCAAGAATAGTGTAACAATACTCGCATCTCTCTGGAGCATCGTAGGGGTCGGGTGCGCCAAATTCAGAACACATAGGTCAAGAGTTTGAGGATGCCGAATGGGGAGAGCAATAGAGCGATTAACATTGCGTAGCCAAAGGCGTAGGCTTTGTAATCTTCAAGTGTTTGTGGCTTTTTCATCTCTTACTTCTTTAAGAATACTTTTTCAGTACCGCTCACAGAAAACAAGATACCGCCATTTTCTACGAGGCAGTTGCCATCTTCCTTGATGGAGACCAATTTACACTTGGTCAAAATAGGATAACAATTAGCATCCAGCCCCTCCATATAGAAGGATGCTCCGACTTGCATTTGAGATAGGATTAAATCTTCTTTCATACTCTTGATTTGTTAGTTGGTTTCAACAAATATAGTTGAAAAAATTATTCCACCAAATCTTTTGCAAAAAAAAAGAGGGATTTATTTTCCCTCTCTCCATTGTGTGTAGCAGACCGCTACTCGTTGCTCCCTATCGGGGAACTCCGACTTTAGTTCCTCCATACAACGAGCCATAAACTCTTGTTGGGATTCTCCTTTAGGTGTAGGAAGTGGCATAGCGCAATAGTTTAAATGATTTGAGTTCCTTTAGGTCGGTGAGGTGAATCTTGGTCAATACATCATCTCTTCCCTCGCGTTGATAGAGCTTCTTGTAGGCATCTTGTTTGCCCACAAAAGTGTTCTCTACATTAAGCACACACCAATCCACAAGCTCTTCTCTTAAAATAACTATAAAACCCCCTTGTTCCGCAATATCAAAAGCAATGAAGTGCGCACTCCCGTGAAGCCATCCTTCGTTACCTCGTACATTCTTGAACTCTACCCAAATGGTTTCGGGATGGCGGTTGCCTTTTACATCCACACCATACCAATTCTCTCTGCGTTTGACCCAATAGTCAATATGCTCGTAGATATCCTCTTGGGCGGTAGACTTCTTTACCTCATAGCCGATAGCCGTACAAGCATCAATGAAGCGTTGCTCCGCTAAATCGCCTTGTTGGCGAGAATACTGTCTTCTTCCATTACTGACCATAAGCGTTGTATACTGCCTTCAGTTCAACGATGCGTGACTTTAGGCAAGAACCGCAAGTGGTGGGTTGGACATTATCCTTAAATATGCGATTGTAGATGGTATTGATTTTTGCTTGTTCCTCTGCTTTGATGACGGGCTTGTTGACCACAGTCCCCAAGAAGTCATACTCGTCCTTTGTCAAGCATTCGGGTTTCTTGTAGCGGAACAACTTGTTGAGTTTCTCCTTACGAGCATCACACCCACAGTCAATACCCGTTGCTTCCGCAAAGGCATCCACTACCGCCTTGATGCCAGTAGCCGTTGTTATCTTCTCAATAGTATCGCCTAACCCTTCACTCTTTTTGCGAGGTCTTCCACGCTTGGTAGGCTTCTTTCCGATTGGTTTGGATTCTTTTTCTTCCATTGTCTAATGTATTCCAAATTGAACGCTCACTTATTTTTGTCTCTTCGCTGATCTTCTTGATGGTCATATTTGTATTGTGGTACAACTTAAAGAGCTTGGTGTCGTACCAATGCCACGAGTCTACCTCTTCCCACAACTCATCAATAAGGTTGTTGTGAGCCATTTCCATCTCGTAATTTGGATCATCCATCTCTCCCTCTAATTCCTCAAGCTCACTAAAGGTCATCGCCTTTTGGGATGATATGTACAGGTTGCGTAAAACAACAAAGACGAAGTAAGTATTTACCTCGTCCTCGTTATACATAATCCTTTCGGGGTTCTCTACATACTTGTACATCCGCAAGTACATATCTTGAACTAAATCTTGAGCCGAATCTCTATCCGCTCCGAAGGACATTGCCATCCGAAGCCATTCATCGTGTCGTTTAGATAGAAGTTCAAGTATCACCAATGTGCCTCTATAATGAATAGACCTATGCAGATTTGTATTTCGTGGGTCGGGAAATCTCCATCCTCATAGTTGCAATAATTGAACCCAAATAAAATTCCAGTAAGGGGATAGATGGAGAAGTTCATATCAATTCCTTTAATTTAAGATACTTGTCTTTATAGAAAGATAACTCATTGACCTCTTTCTCCCTCTCTTTGAGTTTTAGTTTTAGTTTGTTGATCGTGATAAGCATATCCCCGATGGTGAGTTCTTGCTCTATCTCCTCCCCGATAATACGCTCACGCACCACTTCGGCCTCTTTATAAAGTTTGATGTAGTCATCGTACATCATATTGGCGGAATGGGTCTTCTTATAGTGGACGATGCTTGAATGGTCACGCCCCAAGACACTTGCGATGTCAACAACACGGAAATGCTTACGGAAAGCATTGGCAAACGCTGCCCGTGATAAAACATTCTTTCGGTGATTGGTAAGAGAGTTCTCCCCTTGAAAAAAGGTATCTGCTGCAATTAAGAGTTTTCCTATGTCCATTTTGTTTCGGTAATATCTCCGTTGGCTAATTTACGATTTATTTCTTTGAGGGTCATTTGCCAAATGCCTCTTTGGCTCTTGATGGTGAGGGTTGTATTCTCTTTGAACTCATCACAGGGATTCAGAGGAACACAACTACATCCCTTGCAGAAGTATGTGAGGCGTTCCGTTATCTCAAAGACCTCTCCCTTTTGGGTTTTGATATGGTCTTTGGGTTGGAAGTTTCTAAAGGTTGTTGGCTGCATTGTCAAGCGATTTTTGGAGTTTGTCAATGGTATCTTTCATCTCTTGGTTCTCAAGTTTGAGTTTGGCGTTTATCATTCTCGCTTCATTCAGGAATCGCATACTGCTACGCTCATAATCTATAAAGTAGTTCATCACCCTATCAACCTCCACAAGGTCAATAATCTTATTCACGAGATCGTTTTGCTCTTGGGTGGTTTCGGCATATTGAGCGCAATCATTCATCCAAATGAGGATAGCCCCCAAAAGCATCTGCTTTTCTCTAATATGTAGCTCGTTGAAGGTAGGGTCAGAAGGGAACATCCTCTTGTTGTTTGGGTTCGGGTAAGGTAATCAAATTTTTGTATCCGATTATGTATCCGACATTGTACTTGATAGACTGAAGGCGAATGGGTGAGTCAAGGGGTGTTGGTCTACCTCCTGTTTCTAACTCCTTCACCTTGCGGATGTGGATGTCGGTGAATATCCAGTCGGTTTCGTGCATTGTGTATCTCGCAATCACTACAAATTCATCACATCTATTGACGAACTTACCCCCTCCTTCAACATCACTCGCCATTGGTGGCATTGGATGGCCTTCGTATGGATGTCCTTTATAGTGAACCTTACGGAGTGCTTCAGTAACGGGGTGAGTATTTAGAATAACAGTTGCGTTGAACTTTTTGCAGAAGACTCGTATATGGCTTGTGGCTTCGTAATGGTATTCGTGAGTGCTTACCTTACCCAACTTCTTCTGATTTATCGTAAGTGAGTTATATGGGTCAATCATTACACCATCAAACTGGAACTCATCATAAATCTCCTCCATCGTTTCCAATAGTCCAAAGACATCGTAAAGGGTTTCGGGGTCAATGAAAGCAAAATGCGCTTGGACAAAATCGTATTTACGAGCGAAGGTTACATCATCAATGTATTGTATTTGCTTCCCACACAGGAACTCAATCAACTTTCGTTGGATGCTCTTGACATCGTTCTCCGATGAGTATACCAACCACTTCGTTCCGTTGTTTAGTGTGTGGAGGAGCATCAAGTAAAGCATCGTGTGGGTCTTACCGACATTGGCGTGACCCGTTACCACGATAAAGTTGCCCCTCTTGAACCGCAAATAGTCATCAATCTCCGAATGTCCAAACTTGGAAGCTTCGGGGATAAGACCTTTACGGGCTTTTTGGAGGTAGTCAAAGACATCTCCGTTTCTAATGAGTGAGGGGTGAGTCATAAAAACAAAGGAAAGAAAAAAACCCCACCGAAGTGGGGCTTAATTAGAATGGCATTGATGATTCTTGGAAGTGCGCTTGGTAGGATTCTCCTTGTGCGGATGCGCCAGTAACTACGGAGAGGTACTTGTCTACAAACGATGGGATGTCGGTGATTTGCATCTTGCCCGATGATACCAAGTCAATAGCACCTTTGAACACTACGCTACGAGCGATTTGTTCTGAATTGTCTTGCTTCATTCTTGGGGAGTTGTTAGAATAGTTAGAGTTGCTTGAGAAGTTGGATTGATCGCGTTGAATCTTGACTCCTCCACGCTCGTTCTTTTCGTATTGGACATCATCACCCACCTTGTAGGCGGGAGTGGGAGATTTGGCGAGAGCCGTTCCTCCATCGTTGTTGTCAAATTGCACTTCAAGGATATGGAACTCTTTCCACATTCTTCCTGTGTCTTGGATGCTCGTAATTTTAGGCATTTACTTGGGGGTTTTGAATTGATTGAATTAAACGGTCTAATGAATCAAGATGATTCTGATGGGCTATGGAGAGTTCTATCTCAAGGCTTACGATTCTTTCCTCAAGCCATTGGATGTACAACTTATCGTTCATCGGAATAGTTTGTTGAAGATGAAGTCTTGCGTGGCTAACTCCGCTTTCAAAACGGGATTGCTTACTGCCTCAAGGGCATCAATGCGCTTTTGCATTGCTTCAATACGAGCCTCTTGCATCTGAATGATGGACTCGTAAGACTGGGGTGATAGATTGTAATTCATAGTGTGTTGATTTGATTACTCAACAAACCTATGTTGAAAATCTCAATCTACCAAATCTCCGTTAAAAAAAAGTTTTGAGGTGTTCTTCTCCAGTTCGGGATTGTGAACGATGGTTAGTTTGGGAAAGTGTTTCTTGGTGTCATCTGCAATGCCTCCCCAATCTTTGAAGGCATCCATCCCAAACTTGACTGCCATAATGCAGTTGTCAATGTCGTAACCAAGATTGGTTTCCAACCTTACAGTTACCTGTTTAAAAGTGATTGGGTCGTATTGGTTGAGTTGATCTAATAACTCCGCCTTGAACTTATCCTTTGCCTTCTTACGCACTATCCAATGTTTGGATGCGTAGAAAGAGTTTAGGGAGGGGACTTTGCCTACCTCAAGGATGATAACCGCATCTTTCGGCAAAGTGGGGGTCAAGGTCATAGATTTGAGATAAGTACTCTTGCTCCTTCTTTAGAGCTTGTTGTCTTGCTTCGTAGGTTGATTCGCAGTTGGCGAATAGTTTGGCAGCCTCAAACAAGAGGTTGTCAATCTTCCTTTTCGTTGCTTTGTTTGTATAGTAATGCCATTCCATCGGATTTGTATTTTGCTGATGCATTGTGGAACTCAAAGTATTCAAGGTGGTTGGCTGACTTATGCGTTTGATGCTCCAATTCTCTTTGAAGGTGAGCAATGGCTTTCTTGATGTCTTGGGTGATTGGGTTGTTTGGTTTCTTACCAGCCCGAAGGAGATAGGTGATTGCCGTTCCCAAGTTGTAGTTGTCTTCTTGGAAGTCCAACACAACATCAAAAGCCTCTATGGACTTGTACTTACCGATGTAGTATTTAGGAGTCTTCTTGCTCATCGTCAGCAAAGGTATCCTTTTTTTGATTATCTACCTCATTTTGAGAATCTCCTAAAT